ATAAATGGTGATACTGCTGGTACTATGGTTCGCACAGATCAACAAAGAGATCCATGGTATTCACCTGCTGGTTTCAATCGTGGTAACATTAAGAATGTTGTAAAGCTTGCCTTTAATCCAAATAAAGCAGAGCGTGATGTTCTTTATAAGGGTGGTGTTAATCCTGTTACATCATTCCCAGGTCAAGGTACAGTTCTGTTTGGTGACAAAACACTTCTTGCCAAACCAAGCGCCTTTGACCGAATTAATGTTCGTAGACTCTTCATCGTTCTTGAGAAAGCAATTTCTACAGCTTCCAAGTTTACATTGTTTGAGTTTAACGATGAATTCACTCGTGCTAACTTCGTCAACCTAGTTGAACCATTCTTACGGGATGTACAAGGTCGGCGCGGTATCACCGACTTCCGTGTTGTTTGTGATGAAACAAACAATACACCAGAAGTTATTGACCGTAATGAGTTCATTGGTGATATCTTTATCAAACCTGCCCGTTCCATCAACTTCATTCAACTAAACTTCGTCGCTGTCAGAACTGGTGTCGATTTTAGTGAAGTAGTTGGTCAGGTTTAATATAAATAATAAAAAGATAAGGAGTCAAACAAATGGCATTTAATATTACGGAGTTTCAAGGACAAATGACAGGCGGGGGAGCCCGTGCTAATTTGTTCCAAGTGACTATCGATAACCCAGTTGATAGGGGTGCCTTTATTAAAACATCTTTCATGGTATCGGCTGCTCAGATTCCAGAAGCAACTTTAGGAACGGCAACTGTCAACTACTTTGGTCGTCAGGTTAAACTAGCTGGTAACAGAACTTTTGCGGATTGGGAAGTTACAATTCTTAATGATGAAGATTTTCTAATTCGCGATGGTATGGAGCGCTGGTCTAACGCTATCAATGGTTTACAAAGTAACCTACGATCCCCAGGTCTCGCAACAACAGCTCAGTATAAAACTAATGCTACTGTTACACAATTTGCAAAAACTGGTGAGCCAATTCGCACATATAATTTCGTTGGTATCTTTCCAATCACAGTCGGTGCAATTGCACTAGATTGGGGTACAAATGATGAAGTTGAAACCTTCCCAGTAACATTCGCTTATGATTATTGGCAGGCTGGTCAAGGTGTAATTGGACAAGTTACAAACGCACTATTTGGTTAATATCCAATCATATAATTTTATTAAACGGGGGCTTCGGTCCCCGTTTTTTGTTTCAACTAAATAAATACTGGTAATAGTTTAATTTTAGGAAATGAGATAATGGCAGTACAATTATTTGGATTTGAAATAGCAAGACAAAAGGGTGAAGAAAAAGAATTAGAAACCGTTAAGTCTCCAATTGCACCATCTCATGATGATGGAGCAATGGAGGTAGTTGCTGGTGGTTCTTATGGCACATATGTTGATTTAGAAGGTAAAGCTAAATCTGAAGGTGAATTAGTTACACGATATCGTGAAATGGCTATGCAACCAGAATGTGATAACGCTATTGAAGATATTGTTAATGAGGCAATCGTTGTAAATAAAGAGTCGCCTGTTAATATTGTCTTAGATGATATTGACCAACCTCGTGCCTTAAAAAATCGTATTAGAGAAGAATTTTACAATGTTTTAAAACTTCTTGACTTTAACAATCTAGCATACGATATCTTCCGTCAATGGTATATTGATGGTAGGCTGTATTATCATATCATGATTGACGAAAAGAAACCGCGCGACGGAATCAAAGAGTTGCGTAAGATTGACCCTAGAAAAATTAAGAAAGTCCGTGAAAAAGTTTCAGAAATGGATAAAAGGACCAGTATGAAAATTGAAAAGGGTCATCAAGAATATTATATCTATCATCCTAAAGGAATTACATCTCAAAGCAATCAAACAGCTGTTAAGATTTCTAAAGATTCTATTTGTTATGTAACAAGTGGACTTATAGACCCAGCCAATAAAATGGTTATGGGTTATTTACATAAAGCAATTAAACCTCTCAATCAACTTCGTACACTTGAGGATGCTACTGTTATTTACAGACTTTCTCGTGCTCCGGAGCGTCGCATTTTTTATATTGATGTAGGTAACTTACCTAAGATGAAAGCCGAACAATACCTGGCTGATATGATGGCAAAACATAAAAATAAAATAGTATATGATGCATCTACTGGTGAAATCAGAGATGATCGTAAATTTATGACCATGATGGAAGACTTCTGGCTCCCACGCAGAGAAGGCGGTCGAGGTACAGAAATCACAACACTTCCGGGTGGTCAAAACTTGGGTGAAATGGATGATGTTGACTACTTCCGTCGTAAACTTTACAAGTCTTTGAATGTCCCCATTACAAGAATGGAGTCGGATGGACAATTCAACCTCGGACGCACAAGCGAGGTTACACGAGACGAACTAAAGTTTACACGGTTTATTGAGAGACTTCGTGCCAGGTTTACCCATGTGTTTGATAGCCTCCTTGAGATTCAATTAGTTCTCAAGGGGGTTATCAATCGTAAACAATGGAAAGAATTGCGTGAAGATTTATATTATGATTTTCCTAAAGATAACTACTTCTCTGAATTAAAAAGTGCTGAAGTTTTAACAGAGAGACTTAGACTGATGGGTGAAGTAGAACAATATGTTGGTAAATTTTATTCATTAGAGTGGGTTTGTAAAAATATTCTTCAAATGTCTGAAGAAGAAATACGTGATATGAATAAACAAATCAAGATTGAGCAAGAAGAAGAAGATAATCCTATGAATGATGAAGAGCCAGAAGATGATGTTGAAGAAGAAGGATTTGAGCCTGTGGAGATGAGTGAAGAAGATCGCGCACTTATTTCTAAAATGACTTCACTCCTAGAGAATGTAGAGTTAGGAGATGATGAGGACTTCTAATGAAAGAGTTAGAAAACGCCAAACTTCTTGCTGCTGGTCTAAAACTTGCAAGAAGTGAGATTAATAAAAAAGTAAAACCTCTTAAAGAGGAAATAAATAAAATTCACCAAATCCCTGGACCTCAAGGACCGCAGGGTGAAAAAGGTGAGAAGGGAGATACTATCCTTGTTGAAGGTCCGCAAGGACCAAAAGGACAAAAGGGTGATACTGGTGAAAAAGGTGATATTGGATTATCTGGTGTCAGCGTTATAGGTGTCGAATTATTTGAAAATAATCTTGTCTTTAACTTTTCAGATGGTAATACGATAGACGTTGGTGAAATCAATCGTGGAGAAAAGGGTGATAAAGGTGATCAAGGTATACAGGGTGAAAGAGGTTTTACTGGTTTCAGAGGTGAAAAGGGAGATTTAGGTGAGCAGGGTATTCAAGGTGTACAGGGGCCTCGGGGCCCAAGCGGTATTCGCGGACCTACTGGCTTACAGGGTCCAAAAGGTGAAGACGGTCAAAGAGGCATCCAAGGAGAACGTGGTCAAACAGGAGCACAAGGAATTCCAGGGCCGAAGGGAGCACCGGGAAAAGACGGAAAAGACGGTGTTGATGGTTTACAAGGAGAGAAAGGTGATGTTGGACCCCGCGGACCAGCGGGGAAAGATGGTAGACCTACTGATTTAAAGCCTGTCAAAGAAAATCTAAAAAAACTACAAGATGAATTACAAGTATTTGAAAAGAAGATAAACGCTAGAATTAGCCAAGTGAGTATGGCTTCAATTGGTGGTGTTAGTTCTGGTGGTGGTGAAGTTAGATTACTAAGATTAGATGACGTAAACGTCGATGTTAGCAACCCAGGAACTGCTAATGGTAAAGCACTAATATGGAATTCAGACTCTAATAAATTTGTTCTTGGTCAAGCAAGTGCAAATGGAAGCGGAGGAAGTTCTGGTAATGGAGTTAGTGTTTCTGATTTTCAGTCTTTTGTATCAAATACAAATTCATTCATTAATTCTCAGTTAGCTAATACTAATGCTGCAATTGCTAGTTTAGAGGTAGGTGCTGGAGCTAATACTGGAATGGATTTGCCATTAGGTAATCCTACAGATACTAGTTTAACCACAGACGGTGCTTATCAAAGTTTTACAACCAACACTAAGACAACAGATGCAATTGACACTTTGAATGAAGTCATTGAAAATGTCAGAAATAATACGTTTGTTAAATCAGTTGAATTTGTTTCAGATAAAACATCTGGTGGTGCTGGTCTTACCGTTCAACTTACTATTACAGCGGTAGGAAATCCAAATCAATTTGTTATTGATTGGGGAGACAGTACACCTAACGATACAACATCAAGTACAACACCAACTCACACATATAATACAAATGTAGGATCACCTTTCACAGTACAGGTTACTGCTAGTAATACTAGTGGGTCCGGCGATGGAAGTTTTGCATCATTTACAAGACCTGATTATATTGCAATTGCAACAGCTGACCCAGTTGTTAGTTTTGAAGTATATGCTAATCCAACTGGTGGTTCACCAATTACATTTTGGGATGATGGTGCAACAGTTTATTTTGAAAAC